ACCCTCTTTCACTGATTGTTGAAATGCTTTCTTTACTTCAGATACACCAACAACATCAATTACTTCTGCAAAGGTCTCTCCTTTTGAATCTTCGATAGTAACAGAATCACTCATTAGAACTAGAATTCTCTTTATTATTTAGTATTCCTTGTTTTAACATCTTTGATAGTTCAGATGTTGAACCTACAAAGAGTGCGTTGTTAGTTACATTATTGGTTGTTTGCTTTTTATCCTCGTCTACTTCTTTAACTTTTTTTTGAAGTTCCATTAATTTATCAGTTGTATCTGCAACTGATTTTATAATTTGACCTGCGACTTCATATGCTCTTGGACTTGCAGTTTCACCTGCAACTTCTAAAACACCATTTAATGATTCCTGACCTTTTTCAATTAAAGAATAAAGGTTAGCACGAGTGTAATCATAATCTTTTTTGATATCATCAGTTTCAGATTTTTTTACTTTTTTAGGTGTGCTGACTGGTTTAACATCAATCGCACTACTTGTATTCAAAGCCTCATCAATCGAATCATAGTTAGTCATAGTATTCATTAGATATCTTTTTGTTGTGTTGGACTATATGTTCTTGAATCATCAAATACTTCAAGGCTACCATTAAATCCAAAATCATCATCAGGTTCAACAAGTAAATCGTCAGCTGCTGTTAATACATCAATTGATGCTGGTGCAACGTGTGTCGCAGCAGTGCTTTGATATCCTCTGAATACTGTAATTGTATTCGCATCAACGATTTCTTTGATCTTCATTATTTCTTTATCTATAATAATTCTCATACCAGCAGATAAAGCAGAAGTTGAAGTGACATCAAATCTTGTCTTAGTTTTACTCAAATCTGTCTTTAATTCAGCAGTATTATCATCATTATAATCCTTAAGTGCTTGAGGTGTAGCAGTAAATCTTAACTCTCTTCTTGCTGTTTCAGTGTTTACAGACGCATGATAATCAACTTGAACTTTCTTGATAAGACCCTCACTAGAATCAGATACAGGACCGAAGAGATAAGTTTTAGCAGTAAAGTTTAAAGTGTATATGAGTGCTCTTCTTGTTGCAAAATCTCCTTCATAATCATCTTGAAATGATATATTATCTAATACGATTGGAACATCTCTCTTCTCACCAATCACATTTACTAGATCTACAGTGACATTAAATGATGGTTGAAAATATGGTAGTATCTGTTCTATTATCTGTAACGCATCATCGTTTAATTTAACAAGTATGTTTAATTCAAATCCAAGATTATATGGAACTGGCATGAAAACCTTTCTTAGTTTATTCCCATCAGTTGCTTTAAATGTTTGAGTTATTCCACCCTTTCTCGTTGCATCATATGCAATATTAGTTGTTTCAAATGACATACGTGGTAATGTAATCTGAACAGCACGATTTAAATCTGGTTGTTGTTCCAATCTTGCTAGGAATTTTTGCATAGGACCATAAGCAAGTGGCACTCTCATGTCACTTGTTTCTTTTCCTGCACCATCTCGATGACGTATATGAATGTCATTAAAAATAGTACCAAAGGCAATTATGGTTTTTCTGAGTATTTCGTGATAGTAATATTGTCCTAACATTAGAATGTACCGAATGGATTACCTTCTGAAAAATCGAGTATATCGTCAGCTTCAGTTTCGAGTATATCGTTTGATTCAAAGGTCGTGTCTTGATTTTCTTCACTAAAGAAATCAAGTGAATAATTTGAAAATACTGTAGATCCGAAAGAAACTACTGTAGTAACACCAGTAGTATTTAACGTAGGAGAACTTATGGTGATTGTACCAGCACCAATACTTGTAACAGTTACCCCAGTTCCCACAACAATAGTTTGACCAAATTTTACTTGATTTATATCTTGATTTAATGTGATATTTGAAGTATTAATACCCGTTAATATTGTCGTTGTAATACCAATTGTTGCAACAGTAGTCAAACCAACATTGAAGAATGTTGATTCAGTCGATTGAATAGTTTCACCAGGAATAAATGCTGCTTGAGTAGTTCCAATACCAACATTTGATATTTTAAGAATTTTAGTATCAGTATCCCATTCTTTAACTCTTGCTTCAATACCAGATGAAAGTCCTCTAATAATTTCACCTCTTTTAAAATTGCCAACACCACTAATGAGTGATGGATTTGCAATTGTTACAGTTGGAGCAACAGTATATCCAATACCTGCATTTTTAATTAAAATATCAGATATTGTATTATCTGCTAATAGATTTACCTCCGCAGATGCTGGTGATGTACTTAAACCAGTAATAGTTACAGTAGGAGTTGCTGCATAACCTACACCATTGTTAGTAATAACAAAGTCAACAATACCAAAGTCTGATTGTTCAACCGCAGCAGTTGCAGCTGCACCCACTCCACCTCCACCTGTAATAGTGACTAATGGTGGTGTTGTATAACCAGCACCTGCATTAGTTAATAAAATTCTATCAATAGAGAATAGACCAGCTCTTGTAGTTGTAATAGCAACAGCAGTTGCATTTACATTACCTGCACCGAATGGAGCAGTTGAAATAGCCACATTTGGTGTGCTTGTATATCCACTTCCATCATTATTTAATACAATTTGACGAATATAACCTTTACCTGCTGCATTTATTGTTGCGTTAGCGGTTGCAGTTACACCAGTTCCAATTAACTGTAATGTTGAAATATATCCAATATCTTCAAGTTGAGAATCAATTATATCAATACCAGTATCAATAACTTCATCCTCATATTCAAAGAGTTCACATTTAAGTTGATATACGTAATTTTTTCCTAGTTGATAGAAAGGTTCTTCATGTTCAACAAACTTAACTTCAAATAATCTTGCTCCAAGTGGAAAAAATATAATATCTCCTTCACGAGGTCTTGATGCTAACTCATAATCATCATCTGCTTCTAGGAAAGGTGATATAAAATCTTCAAATCTTTCTCTTGATATGGTGAGTGTAAGTTCATCTCTTAAACTCACACCAAATTTAGTCATGATGTCTCCTTGACCACCATAACCTTCATAGGTATTTACATACGCTTCTAATAAAAAATTATCATCAAAAGCTGATGATTGAACTTCTTTAATTATTGTTTGTTTTCTTACAAATTTTCTTGGTATATAAGTTACTTCAACACCATAAATTTGAAGTTGTTCATTAATTAAATTTTGAACAAGCCTTTGTTCACTTTGAGATCCTTGTAAAAAAAAGGGATTTAATGCCATCGATCATTACCCTATAAAATCAAGAGGAGGTAATTCATACTCAAG